TACCACTGTTTCCGGCTGTACCGTAAACAATAGGTTGGCCTTTTAAGATATTGCTTGAATATCCAGAAGGGATACCGTTTTGCAACACCTGCGCACGTTCCAAACCTGTTGGAAAGAATGCAGGTCTTAAGCCAAACGGCGCAGACGTTGAAGACATAGAAACTCCTTAGTTAGACCTATGAAAAGACAGGTGCTTGAACTGACTGATTAAAGTTCATGCCATTACCTTCAACTTGAATCAATGGTTTGCCGGAGCTATCGCGCGCTTGTTGTTGTAACATGTCCTGCTGTACTTTAATCTTGTCTTGCTCTTCCATAGGAGCATAATGGTGGACTTCCTCCATATACTCTTGATAGACGTCAAGTGGAATTTTAAATAACAACATTTCATTTACAGCGACGAAACCAGCATGTTCTCCTGCTTTCACTACTAAATGCTCAAAACCTTTTACTTCTTCAGGTTTTACTGGTTCATAGCCCAGACGCATACGTTTATGAATAGGATCATATTGATTATTTGAAGACAACCAGCATGAGTGGAAGCCTGGTATTTTGGGTGGAGAAGGCAAAGCCTCTTGAATCCACTCCGAGCGGAATGTCCTACGACGTTCCTGAGCTGATACAAATTTTTCTTCTGGCGCTTCACGTTGTGCATCATCTAGAGCACGACTTTCGCGGCCAGCGCGATTATTTCTTTTTAAACGTTCATCCATTATTGACCCCTTTGTTTGTTTTGACGATCCCATGTGGCGTAGTTTTGAATAGCCTTTTGACGAAGCTTGGGGTTATCCCATAAGCCTGCTTCTTTCATAGCGGTAACGCGTTCAGGACTAATCCTCATCTCGTTAGGCTTTAAAGTAGCAGTTGTTTCTCTTCCTGAGCTTGTCATCACAGATCGGGGCCTTGAAGTACGTGTGTTAGAATCATTATACACACGATTTGCCTTGTGTGGCATATATTTTGCAAGTCTATCATCAAGTTCGTCCCAATAGTCCTCGGACGCCGGATCATAGCCTTCTTCCGTTAACTTTTTGTCAATTCTTTGCGTAATCTCTGAGTCTAGATCTTTTCCATTTGGGTCATACCATGGATTTCTTTCCATCCAATCGGCGACGTGCCTTTGAACGGATGGATCCGGTATTTGTAGGTTTTGATTATACTGAGGTTGAGGCTTGACGGCTTGTTTCTTTACACTTTGTAAAGATTCCAGCTGTCTTTGCGCTTCAAACCACATTTCCTGCGCTTTAGTGACTCCTGCACCATCTCGAGATGCAACAGCCTCTTGCATTTTCATCTTTGCGTACTCAACTTGCACGCCAGCGTCCTCAATAGCCTTATCAACGCGGGCAAGCTCAGCACCAGAAGTCTTTTTCTCAATAATTGACAATCTCTCCGCCAATACTAGGTTCTGTTTCTTTAAAGCGTTGATTAAATGGTTAGATTCTTTGGCTTTTTCTCGGTGAAGTTGCTTTTTAAGCCTTCTTTCTTCTCTTCGAGCCTCTCGAATCTGCTCTCGATCAGCATCCTGGGGCTCATTTGATGCGTTATTTTGCACTTGATCATCATCAAAATCATCATCTATGCCCTTTGCGGGCACATTTTGTGCATCTTGTTGTGATGCTACCACATTTTCGGGAAGTTGCACAATGGCGGAGCCATCCTGTACTTCCTCTATTTGCATTTCTGCTTTATCGGTCGGGTTCATACTAGTTTCCTTTCAAAACTTAAATAAACGCTTTAATATCGCGTGGGTCGCCTGTTACTTTTCCTATTAACTCATGGTCATTAAAGAAAGTAAATAAGCATTTACCATTTGCGCCTTTATCATCCGTGAAATCTATTTCCCATCTATCACCGCCCCATTTAGGTACACGCACAAAATCACCTACTTGTGCCCATGAGCCCTCTGGCCATGGCTCCATGGACTCACGTTTTCTAAAGGCAAGCGGCCCAATTGCAATGACTTTACCAACCATTGTGTTCCACTTCTCTGTTTCTTGTGTTTCTTCAGGAATATAAATTCCAGATGCTGTTACCTTTTGCTTAACAGCGCGCAATTGCACTAACACACGAGCACCGTAAGGCGCCATTAAAGGATCTACTATCGGGAACGCTTCTTCAAGCGTTTGTTCAACGTCGTTCGACATCTTTTTCTTCCTCTGCTAAAGTTTGATTAATAAATTCCAAGATTTCTAACAATCCTAGACTGTGACCCACTAAGCGTTGGTAGCTTTCAAAGTTAACACAATTACCATCTACCATACCATTGGCAATTTCTTGCCTACGTTGCTTAATACGACTAATTAAAGTGTTGATCTGCATCTTGCTCTCTCCACTCCTCAAGGACCTGCAACAAATGTTTACGGAAGTTATTCCGCATCACAAGTTCACTGGGCTGATACATGTTAATGAATCTTTGCAGTGCTGTCATAGGCCCATTGATTTCGCCCGTCGATTCAGGCAAAACTTCAGGTAATAACGACTTGGCTATAGGTGTTCTACCATATATTTCATCCGTCATAGGCGCATCTTTACCCTCTCTGGCTTGCTTTACAAGCTCAGCGGCAGCTTCTTTCGAAAGCTCTCTAGCTTTCTCGCCAATGTAAAGTGCTGCGTCTTCCATTATCTACCCCTGCCCGCGGCTTTGCGCATCGGTGCAATTACAATAGCAACTCCGCCCTTTGCTTTACCGCCTTTTTTCATTGTGGCAATAGAATTTGGAATAGGCTTGGTGATTTTAGGTGTTACGCCTTTTGCGGGAAGATTGGCAATGCCCTTTTCTGGATACGCGCCAATTTTGTTTACTTTCTTTTGATGCGTGATTTCAGCCGGCTGGCCTGATGCAGTACCATCAATAGAATCGTTTTTAACACCCCCGCCTTTTGCGTAGTGATGCTTCTTAGCAACACCGCCTTTTTTCAAATGGTTGGCTTCTTTCTCGCCGCCCATTGCTATCCTTTTATGCATATTAATTAGTTCACTCATTTACATCTCCTAGGTTAGATTGAGCTTGGTTCTGGGCATCTAGAACAGTCCTAAACTGCTCATGTTGCAATTGCGCGGAGTCACGTGTTAGCTCTGCGGACTTAATTCTTTCAGCCGTCAAATTGTTCTCGGTATTCTTTACCAAGTCAGCTTGTAGTTTTTTCTCAGCTTCTTGCGCTTTTTGCTGTAAGTTTGCAGCGTCCAATTGCATTTCTTGCTGGTCTTTTTGCGCTTTGCGCTGTGTCTCAGCCATTGAAGTTTGCGTCAATGCTTGAACCTGCGCCATTACATTAGGATCAACTGGGGCTTGTGGCTGCTGTTGCTGCATCTTTTGCAGCATGGTTAGCATTTGCTGGATGGTTTGCGCAACCGGCTGTAGTTGCTCCTTACTGTCTTGGTGAACATGTTGTAGAGACGCGGACAATAATTTTTGAGCTTCCTGAATAATAGGCTCAACTTTTAACACATTAAAAGGTCTACCTAAGGCTGCGCTTGTATACGCATCAGCGTGGTTTAAATACCATAAGGTTAAATGCTGCTTGGTATGCTCAAGAAAAGCAGGCACAAAGGTAGGAGCTACAATTGGATTAGAACCAAAGATTGGGTCCACAGCGTATTGCATGTGAGCCATCATATGTGCTATATGGTCTTGGCTTGGAAATGCCCCTACGGGCTTTCCAAGAGTCATGGACACATTCTCAAGGGCTGGGTTCATGTCCTTTACATTTGCGGGATCTGGTAAGACCTCATTAATCTCAGGCAGCTTGATTTGTTTGAGAATTCGTTTCTCAACTGCCAATCTATTATACAAGTCTGGATTAGCCGCTGCTCGTGCTGCCAAGGTTTGAATTTGCGCGTACCGTTGAGTCTCAGCGAAAATATGCGGATCAGATACAGGAATAATATCCGAGTTGGTCGCGAAGTCTTCCTTAGTAATAGGCAAGTCAGCGATCACATCCCCTTTACGCTGCTCATCCAAGTACCATTTGTTTAGTCTAGCAAGAATCTTCAAGACTCGGCGCTGGCTATCATGCAGTCTAGCATGAATAGAACTAAAGACCGCGGCGCCTTGCTCAATCAAAGCTTGCGTAGTGCCTACGGGGGCGTTGGATGTAATATCGGCGATCTTTTCCTCGGAGGTAGTTACCACGCCCTTAGCCGCGTCCGTCAACCAACCTAGTAACTGGAACAATACAGGTGAGGGCTGGTTAAAAGGCACGGGCATCGCGATTTTGCGAATATCATCTACTCCAGGGGCTCCTTCAATCTCCGCAACTTGCGTAGGTTCAATAACAGTTGATTGGCCTGAGATCTTAGCTCCTTTAAGCTTAAGCATAGTAGGAGCAGTGTTGATATGAGCACTATCAAGAAGAGCCCTAAGAGCGCCAGTAAGAGCAGCGGAAAGCCCGCCAATAAGATGGGGAAATCCGATTGCATAAGCTCCTCGCCATGGAATAAACTTCCACTCAATAATCCAGTCAAGCTTTGAGAATGTATCATCTCCGTCTTCCCAGTTGCGGTACAAACCTACAACCGCTCTCTCATTCTCATCAATCATTAAGATGTAAGGCGCTCTCTCACCCTTGGAGAACTTATCCTCATCCTCGGTGAGCCAGGTATGAATGTGGTAAACACGGCGGACTCCATCCACATTCTCACCAATATCTTTCTTGCCCTCAATCTTATCATTGGCTTTTTCTGACTTGGATTGATCAGGCTCCATTGGAGCTCTATATACATCAAGATCAATATACAAACCTTGCTGGACTCTTAGCTCATACTCCTCCTGTGTAATGTCTTGTACTTCTGTAACACGAGAAGCGGTATAAAAATTCCCAGCAGCAAAAGGTAAATAAATATTATCAATAGGCACAAACTCAGCGCATGGGCGTTTTTTACCATCGTCATACCACATCTTTAAATACTGTGACCCGCCTAATGGGAGTTGGGTGAACATTTGCTCCTGCTCATCACGGTACTCCTCAATCTGCTCCGTCAATTGCCAATTCATGTAATCGCGTTTGCGATCGGCTCTTTTTGTCTTTTCTTCCGTTGTTTCGCCAATGATCTTAGTTCTAACTGGCCCATCTGGTGGAAATAGCTCTTTAATAGCTCGAGCTGCAAAGTCCACGCAAGCCTCAGCCATTACAGGGTGCACCACTTTAGAGGCGCCCATAAACTGCGCACCTCCTGGAGCGTCATGGCCTAAACCTGTTCTACGAATCCCATCTTCATATTGCTTATCTCTATCTTCTCGAGCTTCTTTATCTTTCTCAATAAACTCAAGGTACTTGGTAGCTAATTTATCAAGGTCCCAAGAATTAAGTGAGTCAGCGAGATTCTCATAAAAGTCAGGGCTTTCATCTGGCCCTTTAAGATTATCATCATGAAGTTTAACAATGGCGGAGCCGTCTTCAAGCTCCTCCACGTCATTGTCTTCATTTAAAAGCTCAAGAATTGACTCATCTTCTTCTACCTCATCATTTACAATAGGCTCTACAAACCTATTATAGTTTTGAGGAATCGGCATTTCTGTAGCCATTATTTACCTTTCATAAGCGCAAAGCGCATTTGATCTAAAGTCTTTGCAAATTGTACATGGCCTCCAGCTTTAAAAGCCGGTGGGCGATTTACACGCTGCTCATACTGTCGTAAAACTTCTCTATGATGCTGAATTAAATCAAGTAATGTTTCTACATCATTAAGCCCTGTTAAACGAGGAAAATCATGCATTAATTCATTTTCATCAGCATTTATAATGAGTGTATCAATAGTATGTAAACGATCCAATTGCTCAGGAACAGTTTGAAACCCAAAATGGCGCATGTCTGTAATAATATTATGGTACGTGTCTCTAATACCACGTTCTATACTTTCATCATCCATAATCTCAGGCAATGGTTGATCGGCGCCACGCGCAACCATAAAATTTACGCCTGTTTGACGCTGATGATCTAAGACTCGATCGTGTGCTGCTTGATACGCAACTGTAAGTGGCTCCATTGCTCTAGCTCTTTCAGGCCCGGGTGGTATATGCATATACTCAGGCAAATCCATTTGACCATTAGATAAAGCCCAAAGAGTTGAGCGAGCGCTTGGAGCATTTAATTCGCCTGTACGTGTTCTATCATTATCAAGTAAGCGCTCGGCTAATGCATTTACATCATGCGGAAGTGGCTCTAAAGCATTATTTGCCTCAATATTTCTATTCCCAGCTAAATATGCATTCGCCACATTATTTCGCTGATCTTCAGGCAGTCTATTAAGAATGTTGTTAAAGTCACGCATTCTATGGTTCATAAGCACGGCTCTATCATGCCTTGTGCTTATTTCATAAGGCTGCGTAAGAGTCTGAAGTTCTTCTAAAGCTTGCTGTGGTGTAATTTGCTGTTGTTGTTGTTGTTGTTGTTGTTGCCCTAGTCTTCTATTAGCGTCATACTCAGGATTAAACTCATTTCTCGCGTTGGGGTACACATGATGATAATTAGCTATTTGTATTGCAAGATTTTGAAGCGCAGGCCCGGCCGTGTGAGCAGCTAAATTATCACTCTCACGCATAAGAGTGCCAATGTAGTCTTCAGGCATTGTAACGGGGTTGGCTGCTTCAAAGGCTCTTCGCAACGCAGCTTCAAATGTCGCGCCATGCGGGCCATGAGCTGCTCTAAAGTTATTAATGGCTTGCTCAATAGTATGAACTACATTGTTTGTATGCGATATGCCATTTGCTATTTGTGGCTGTGGCTGTGGCTGTGGTTGTGGTTGCTGTTGATAACGCTGCGTGACTTGGTCTAACGCGCGCAAATGCGTATCTAATAATTGCTCTAATTCGCGCACGTCAGGATCTTGACGCAATCCTAGGTCTGCCATTACTTCAGGGTCGCCATTACCAAGTTGTGAATGCCAACCAGTTAAATGCCCATACACATCTTCTATGTTGAAAGGATCACCGCCATTGTCCGCGATTTGCCCAAGAATATCTCTATATGCGTTTAAAACTCTACGTGTGTGCCCACCATCTACAATAGAAGGTAAAGGCGACGCGGCGCCATTTGATACTACTGCCCACCCGTCATTAGACATGCCCGCCGTATTATTTGCTCTAGCTAATTGCTGCTGCAAGCCTTGTTGCTCAGCTTGCAATGCAAGGCGCTCTGTGTCATCATCCGCATTGCGTATTTCATACTCAATATCATTCAGTCTGTTTTGCATTGCCGCAACATCAGTTTGACTTATAGGAGCTCTTGCACTTACAACCGGCTTATTAGCGTCCAAATAAGCTTTTAACTTGTCTCGAGTAACAAACCTAGGCAAGTCTTGTTGCGCGCCCGTATTAGTAACGTCAACACCAAGATCTCTTTTAATATTTCCACGAACTTTTATATTGTTGTGATCGTGTAAATCATAAATATTAGCATGCTCAGTAAGATACTCACCTGAATTATCAATTTTATCAGCCGTATTATTTAAATACTTTGCTATGTCTTCGTGATATTCAGGGTCAATCTTTTGATTTTTCCTACCTGACACAAAATGTAAATTAAAAGTGTCTGGCCCCGCGTTAACAAATCTAAGTGATGCTACGGGGAAGCCAGTCTTATTATCTCTAAATGAAGTATTAAACTCAGACCCGTCGCGAGTGCCGCGCATATACGAAGTATCATGCGTATTTTTAGCTCGAAGAGGGTTAATTTCTCCAGTAATAGGGTCGTACAATGCTTCGTATTGTCTTGTAAGACCTGTATGTGGGTGCAAAATATTAGACGTAATATCTCTACATTTACCAACGCAATGATCTAAGAAATACGTATCATCACTTAAAGATTTCTTAATCGTATCATATGGCATTGCATTAGTTACTTCAAGCGCTGAGGCTTTGCTATACTTATGCTCAGGTGGGACATTTTTTATTTTAGGCAGCATAGCTGCAATTAAAGCTTTTTCTTTTTCTTCTTTTTCTTGCTTTTCTCGTAATTCTTTGGCAACCCTATCAGACGCGATTTTATTAATATAGCCTTCCGCGCCCATGCCTTGTAGTTTGGTGCCATTGATTTTTCCTGATAGCACATCCTCATACATATTATGCGCTAATTTATGAAGCCCAATGCTTTCAGTATCCGTCAAATGATACACTAAATCCGTAGAAGGTTTGGCAGCGATCTCAGGGTAAAATTGTCTGCGTGCATGCTCAAGACCTTCATAAAAAGTATTTGCAGGCTGCACAGCAAAATTAGAGTCTTCAATATCTTCTAATGCTTTAGCAACTTTAAGATTTTGCAACTCTTTGCTTAATTTATCAATAGGCTTATTCTTAGCTCGAAGTTGGCGCGTCAACTCAACGTACTCAGGGTCAGGCACCCATTGCGGTTGTAAAACCCCATTCTCATCCATAATATGCTCATGCACACCGTTTGCGTCAAGCTTAGGAAGTTTAAACGGGCTGCGGCCTTCTGTTATTGCGCGTGCACTCATTTCTTGCTCGCGTCTATTAAGCTCTGCTCTCTCAGGATGATTAACTAAAGTATCAAGCTCTTGGTTTTTAGCGTCAATATCTTTTTGTACTTCACCTTCAGGCGATAGACCCGCAGCTTCTCTATTGCGAGTTATACGACGCACTTCAGACTCAGACATATTGCTACGTTCTTGCAAGATTTGATCAGGCCTATCAATGGTAATGCCTTTTTTAGCCAAAGCAATAGCCGCGTTGTCAATGGCCCCAGTATTTTTATTAATAAAGTCAGGCATTATTTTGTTGTACACATCATGGCCTGCTTGCAGTCTTTTCTTAAACTCATCAACAGTGGGAAGACCATGCCGACTAACTAGTTCCGCATTAGCAGGGTCTCGAACAAATGAGTCTATCTGCTCAAGCGCTTTTGCATGTTGTGATTCCTGCGTGGCGTATTTATAGTTATACGCCTTTTTGATAGCGTCTGGGGCAGTAAGCTCGGGGAACTCCAAAGCTTTTTGCGCGTCCTTGTGCTTAAGCAATTGATCATTTATTTCACCAGGCTCATAGCCTAAGTTATTTAAATATCGAGCTTCATACGCGGTGTTTAAAGCAACAGGGTCAGAGTTTATAACCGCCCTTGCCTCGGCTGGGGTTTTCTCCACCAATTGCCGCAGGCCTTCATCTCTGCCAATGTCTTTGCTTGTTGTAGGGCCTGTTTCCGCTTTAACCAAAGATGAATCCCTAGGTCTAACGGCGTACATACTGGTTTGAGGCTGTACAAACTCAGGCACGCCAGGAACAGTAGACTTGCCTTGCGCAGCCCGTCTCTGCAATGTATCGCCTAACGCGTCCACACCGCCTTGCAACTTTGTGCCTACTGTCTCTTCACCAAGAGGATTAAGTGTTTTAATTCCTGATTGCGCGTTGGCAAAGTCTGTAGGAATGCTGCCAACTTCGCGGCCAAACTGCGTTGTCTTGGCGCCCATAACTTTAAGATCATTAGGCGTAAAGCCGCGTTGAAACTCAGGTTGCATCAATTCAGGTATGGGCCCAAACCCCATGCTTGAACCTGTTATTTGTTCAGGCAAATTACTTAGTTCTTCTAAAACAGGATATGTATATGGAGATCTGGGTTGATATTGTATTGCTTTTGCGGCTTTAGGAAACCCTAATTCTTTTGCAATTGCTGCAGGATAGCTTGATGCAGTAGCCAAGGTAACTTCACCAGGCACTTGTGCAAGTTGAAAAGCCTGACCTAATGCAGCAGGCATTTGTTGCTTTACTGCAAAAGGAGTTTGCGCCATTTGCTTAGCCATGTCAAAAGTCTTATTGCCAAACATAGCCAATGCGTGCTTCATCTCATCTAAAGATGGGACGCCAACTAATCCGCCCTTAGGAGTTTGATCAGGCTGACTTGTGTCGCCTGTTACATTGCCAAACTCATCATATGTAATCATTTAAAGTCACCTAATCGTGGGCATCAATATCATGATGCTGTAAGTATTGCTTAATTTCATCAGGTTGAAAATCTTCATTCTCCAATATCTCAGTCATATAATCTTTATCACCAACTTCACGGGTGTATTCAGTGTTGCCTAAAAACTCGTCAATCGGTACATGATGAATATGTTTATTCAACAAGGTATTAAATTTTTCAGACATATTGTAATGTCTAGCAGGCACTTGTCTGCCTTCACTTATTTGTCGATATGAGTTGTGTAAAGCGTCTGAGTATTTGTCAAGCGTGTTTAAGTCTTTCTTAGGGATTTTATCTTGTAAATGATGTCGTATTTCGTCATAAAACCCATACGCGCTTTCACTGCCCCAATCACCTGCGTCCATTTGCTCTTGTATTGTATCAAGCGTACGCTCTCTAAATGCTTTGTCCATCAAAGGTATTATTGACGCAAATGATGAAGTAGCTGTAGGCACAACTTCTTTTGCCACTTCAGCCAATGGTGCTGCAACATCAGGAAGCTTAGGCAAGTCTGTAGGTGTTATATTGCCAACGGCGCCTCGAACAACATGTGAAACCGCAGCGTTCTTAGCTCTGTTTAGCACATCACGCCTAGTCATTGGCGTATTAATCGCCTTGTTGGCCAAGTCTGTAAGTGGGCTTGAAGGCTGTGACACCGGAGGTTGTAGATCCGCTCTTGTGCTTTGTGGAACCAAGTCCGTAATTGTTGGAGTCTTAGGTGGGATGACGGCGGGGGGTTGGAATGTAGGCGTCTCAGGTAGCCCAAACAAAGCTCTGCGTTGTACATCAAGCGAAGGCTTAACGGGCTTAGGACCTTTACCAAATCCAAATAATCCGACCTGTTGCATATTGGGGTCACCCCCAAGCATGCTAGCACCGTCATCATATACGGGTTGTTGTGGTTCCTGCGATTTAAGCAGGTAGGCTCTCATTTGAGCTATGTCGGCGTCACTGGGCATATGGGTTCTGTCTCCGTGGTCGTTCGTCATCGGCGTAACTGTCGTTGTCATTATACACATAATCCAAGATAAGGAAACCCATATCACGGAGGAGTCGTAAAGCCTGTGTTGTGGCGTCCAACAGGTCATCGTGTCTAACTTCGGGGAAGGCGCACATTTGGCTAATCAGGGGCTCGGCCCAGGATCTTGGCATGCCTTCTGACTTGGTGGACTCGGGGACGTAGAACAAGCCCCGCTGTATGATGGGCGCCACAATGTTGAGTCGCATCATCTTGTCGGCGTTGCCCGGGTTGTAGGACCGGATGTCCAAGCCTGCGCGTCTCAAGTCCTGGATCAGTGAGATGCCGGCGGACTTGTCCTCAATCACGATCATGTCGACCTTCTTGCCCGAGCCAAACTCATTAGGATTCCCGTACACAGTTCCGGCTTCCTCGATCACCTTGGGTCTCAGGTCTGGGTATTGCATGCGCTCCTCCCAACAATCAATGAGCATAACAGACATAGGCTTATCAGGCCCGGGCCGGAAGATGCCAAGGGCTACCTGCGCCGTTGGGTCGTTGTTGGTCTTTTCGGACGTGGCGCAGTCATAGCTTTGAATCACGTACTCAAACGCGGGAAGCGGGTTCTCATCTCCATTCTCTTTGTACGCGGGCCAGAGCTTGAACCACTTACGCTTGACAACGCCGGCTTCCTCCGGATCAATGAGCTCGGCGTAAATCTCTTGGCGACCAATGTTGGTCCCTTCATACTGGAGAATCTGCTTCTGAAATGAGGGTGCCAGGTTGTTGATGTTGTCGTAGGTTGAGGCCATTGTGTAGGCTACATCATCACCATCGCGTTGTACGAGCTCTATGATCTTGGGCTTAGGCTTTGGGGTGGTCGTGCATAAGAGTTGTGGGTGCTTACCTAGGCGCATGCCAAAGGCAATCATGTCCCAGGCTTCGTCCAAGTATTGCCAAGCGGCCAACTCATCCAACCAACCACGATGGAACTGAGGTCCGCGGAAGCGTTCCGGCTCCGACGCCGGAATCCCCTTGATGATGGACCCATTCTTAAGTGTGAGCTCATGCAGCGACTTGATGTACGAGTCAACCAAGTTGTTGGGCATAACATTCAGGATTCCAGAGTCTCCCTCAAAGCAAACATCGCGCACATCTCCTGATGTCGGAGCTGAGACCAGCGTTCTGGTTCCTGGGTTAGTCCACGCGTACCACCAGGTATCCTCTGCCGCGGTTCGAGTCTTACCCGCTCCACGACCTGCCAAAAGTAGCCATATGTCCCACCAATCGCCACTTGGAGGGATCTGGTGATGATTGGCTATGGTTAACCATTTGGTGCGAGCTTTAAGGGCGCTGCGCCATTCTGATGAGGCTCTATTGAGGTCTGGCCCAGACTTTATCCGCTGGGCTAATCGTTCACTCGTCTGCTGACTCAGCATCGGCCTGCCTTGCGCTTAACAGATCTTGCATCAGATCTTTGGCAAAGTCATGTATGACGTCCACCTCAATGGCGCCACCATCTTTCCCGGTTACCTCGACTTTGGAGTTCTCGCGGTACTCACGGGGGAATCTCGCAGCCATCGACCGAGACCACAACCCGGTGTTCAGTCTTGGGCCGCCCGGGTTCTCAATGATGTGATTCAAAGCCAAGTCTTCCCAGTACTTAAGCGCGTTGTTCCGCGATTCTTCCAAGGCGCGACAGAAATCCTCGTGCTCCGTTTCCCAAACATACATGTTGTGGACGCCAAAGCCGAGCTGGGCGCAAATCTGGTGCTTTGAAAGTCCTTGCTTGCCAAGCTCAATGACTTGCGCGCAGTACGCGGGGTTGTACGTTGAGGGGCGTCCTAAGAACTTTCCGTTCTTTGATGGTGTCTTTGTAGTCATGGTCGGGATTGTATCTCAATTTTTTGGATGATGTACACATTTTTTGCTCAAGCCACAGGTTACAAAAAAGGTTACAAACAGCGCGAAAACTTTATATACGAGCGTTATATATATATAAATATATCTTTTATAATATATTGTAACCTTTGTAACCTTGTAACTAGTTAATAAAATCAATAACTTAGAGACTTTTTTCTTGTAACTTTTCATGTAACCTTTCTGTAACCTTTTAAAAATTATCACTCAAATGCTTCACTTCTTCGGCGATTGCGAGTGCCGTCGCGTCCGCGATCTGGCGTTTATTGCAGGTTACAATTTCACTTTGTAACCCGATCATCCACCCTCGGACCGTTCTTTCAGTGCCCGAATCCGCCGCGTTTTTGCTCAATTTCACCACAATTTCTTCACCTGGAGTGAGGTTTGCGAGCGCGGCTTTGATGTATTTTGAGGCCGGCATTTTTTCCTCGCCTTGCCAAGTTTTGTAGAGAATTTGCAGTTGTTGGTTGGTGAAAAATGCCAAGCTTCCCACGTGTTGTTTGGCCCATTCTAAGAGCTCGTTGGCAAATTGCTGCGTGGGAGATTGTGAGAGTTTTACGATTTGAGCTTTGCGTTTGGTCTCCGGCGCCGCCTGATAGGGATCAAAGTTTGTGATATCTCTTTCATAATACCAGTTTAAAACTTGGCCAAACCCGCCGGCTCGAGCCCACTTCATAAGCTCATTGACCATGGGTCGAGTCTCAGCGTTGGTTAGAGTCTCGGGCTTATAAATGGCTTCACGCCTCGCGTTGTTCCCCATTGTAGTTACATAGGGCCTGTTGGTTGTGAACACAAAGTTCATGTAATTTTCAATTGAGTATTGATGCCCGTACTTGTTATTGATGGTGATTTCTTTTGACGTGATAAAGTTTTTAAGCTTGGCGCTGTGGTCCTCTCTATCCGATGAGGGCTCATTTACTACGACAAAGATCTTATTTTTAAGAATCCCGTTAAAAGCTCCAAATAACTCATCTGGCCCCACAATGGTAGCGGGCCCGCTTTCCCCAAGGCCCATCATCTCGGCTATAAACTCCGCGACCGCGCTTTTACCAATGCCTTCAATGTTTGATACAAACTGAGGTGTAGTGTTATTCCTTCTATGTGGGTATTGAATGATATTGGCCACCCAGTTATGCCAGTAAATGGCGAAGTCCGGCTCATCTCTAAAAAAGTATTCACAAAACTGAGTGTATAGGTCAATCGGCCCCGCCGTTGGCTCATAGGCCCAAGAGTTAAGATAGTTATAACACCCATCCGGTGTTACCTTTATGCCTTGGTAATTTGGGAAGACACCTACCTTCCTGATGTCACACCTTTTATGCCATTTCTTATACTCATCAAGCATGGCAATTTCTCTGCTCACAACCTTAGGTTGTTGCCCCGCTCTCCCCTGCACCGTTGATGTTTGTATAAAGATATGCTGGGCCGAGTCTATCTTTGCTTTTTGGAACGACATGATATGCCCATCCCCCAAGCGGATCACATCCCCGTTGAGCAGCGCGTATTTTGTTGAGAACTCATGCAGCTTGACCTCCAACGTGTCCACCCCGTTCATCACAATGCTGGTTGTGGTGAGGACTTCTCCAAGACTCCCGCCGGCTAAAAAATGATCATCTATGGCGTATTTGGATCCCGGACCGGGTCCGAATTTGCCCACTCTACACAGGTGCACCTCCCCTCCCAGTCCTCGGAGTGTAATGGCAAGTTTCGTTTCCGCCAAAGCGACCTGTTCATTCGGCTCCCCATCTTCCTTTGCCCCGTCATAGTCGAAGATGATATAGACTTTGCGATTCTTGGATTCAAAACTCGTCTTTCGCCGCCACAAGAATTGCATGAGATCTTTATGTAAATGTAGTCCATTTTTGTCCGTCCATGATGTTACCCCGGCCAACCCGATGCAGGCGTACGGCAAACTGTTGCCCATGAGCTCCTTTGTGATGGCCCAGGCTTTGAATTCCCCCTCCGTGATGATGATAGGTATATCCACATCGGTGAGGACTTTTTTCCAATTAGTGGAGATGGGGAAGTAGATATGACTGCCACTGGCTCGAGCCTGTGAGTACTTCATCTTCCCCTTAGGTGTAAGGACCCTCACGCGATTAAAGCCTGTGTCTTGGCCATTCACATCCCGGTAGGGAAGTTTAATAGACCACTCGTTGGTATGGCCTAGTAATACTTTAGTATCCTCGGGCTTAAGCAGTTC